TGCTATTGCTTCTGTTTCCCATATACATTCTCTTAATTCACATTTATCTCCCGGACCTCCATTTCTTCTATTAAAATAATTTATTCTAATTGTAGAGCCTTCAGGAATAGTAAAACTTTGAAATGCAAATGTAGCAGGATCTAGTGGATCATATGACGAAGAATCATAGTCAGGATTTGGTAAAGAACAAACATCTAAATAAACTTCCGGTGAAGCATCATCACCACCTCTATCAGCATCACTATCTTCAATCACAGGATTTTCTCCTAGTTCGGTAGCAATTTGATTAGTTGCCACTCTCATGTAAGTTCCTGAAGGAACTATAGCTTCATTACCTGCAGCATCAGATGGTGGAGGATTTATAAAATCTGCTTCTTTACCACTAAGTAAAAACCATGTTGAACCAAGTGTAGCATCTCTAAAAAATAAATTAGTATAAATAATATCGTAATCTTCTCTATCCGGTTTTATGCAAAACTTATAATACTTTGCCCAATCCGGTGGAAGTTGTGTAGTTGGTATAGTAACTCGAATAGAGTTTTGATCTACCAAGTTACCACATGGAACATACTGTGTATTGTTTTCACTTACAAGTGCTGTAGTTGCTCTTGAGTATTCATCCATATAGATAATACCAATCTCATAACCTCTGTTACTATGTAAACTTTTTGCATTTGCTATTTTAGTATACTCAGACTCTGCTAAACTTATAGTTAAATATTCATATGCTACATTAGCAGGATCAGTTTGATCTACATATTGTAATGCATTTATTTGTATTTTTAAAATATTAGGGTTAGCAGCATCTAATATAATATCAAAAGGTTGATTTAATCCTGTAATACCACTTGCTGTTTTTTGATAATCTGTATCTAATATAAGCTGTGCTTCACAGTTTAATTCATCAGATAAAGATGTACCATCACAAGCATCTAAAAACACAGGTTCTAAAAGTTGTATAGCATCAATAAAATCTTGGTCTTGAGCTAGATCAAATAGAGTATTATAGTCTTGTCTTAATGTGTATTGAAAATTTAGTTCAATCTGATTATTTACTTGTGTTAGTTGATCAAAACTTGCATCAAAAGAATGATGAATTAAATCTAACTCTAAAGATATACCTGCACCTTGAACTAAATCTAAACCACCAAAGTTTATTTGAACAATTGATTGAGGAATACTTCTATTAGTTCCTGATATTGTGTAATCCCCTGATATACTTTCAACAGGTAAAACTCTAAATTCTACAGGTTCACTAACAAGTTCAGTTGTATATTCTAATTTTAAAGCTGAACCTGTGTAGTCTATTAAGTCTCTTCCTTCTATGTAATTACCATACATCAACCTATTGCCCATCAAAGTTTGTGCTTTAGCTTTTAATGGAACATTATCATACAGTCTTAAAATTTCTGTATCAGATAAGACAGTAAATATTTTACTATTACTAAAAGTATATGTTACTTCAGTATCATCCGGTATACCTAAATCTGATTTATTAAGTTTTTCTATAACCTTAATAGTGTTTAGACTCATGTCTTTAAACAATAAATCTATACCTACTACTAATTCACCACCACTATTATATGTTATCTCACATATGTTTGTGGTGTTTAACATTCCTCTGTTGTTAGCTAAAGAAGAGCTATATCTAAATGGTCCCGGAATAAAAGATGGTGCACTAAAAGGAGATGTTGCAGAGTATTCATTATCTGCATATCTATATCTGTATCCAAAACATACAAATCTATTTTCTAAATAATTGTTTTCTCCTGCACCTTTTTTAGGCACAATCAATGGAGATGTATAGGGTGGTCTTTTGATAACCAATAAAGCTTCCGCAGAAAATTGATCTATAAATGTTGCAGATGGGTTATCATAATTTCTTTCTACGTTTATAAATCTAGGAGGATTGTAGTTGTCTGTAAAAAACAAAAGATCATTTACAAAATCTACTCCTAAAACTAATTCGTCTTTTTCAAAATTTAATGTAGTGTTAACTCCGCCACCATCATCTATACTTATTACATGATACGTTATAGTTTCACTTTGTGTATTAAAGGACACTATCATATCACATTTTCCTGTGGCTCCTAAAGCAAATGCAGGGTCGTGTACAAACCAATACATAGTCTCTTGCTCTCCTAGAGCATAAGCACCAATACATCTAGCTTGAGATGATAAAACTTGTCCGTTATATTGTAGTGTAGTAAGTTGTTCATTACCTTTTGAGTTTTCCACAGCACCGATCTCTGAATCTTCAGTAGATCCCAAGCGAACATTAACAGCATCTATATACTGACCATTAGGCAAGAGTCTCTCATCAAGACTCTTATTCATTTTACCTGCTACAAAATTTCTTTGGATGTTTGCCATTCTATTTTATCCATTTATCTTTACCCCTCATGTTCATTAGTAATCTGCCGGGGTGAATATTACTTATTCTAATTTTTGCGTTTCTTAATAAAGCTTGTTTCTTTCTCTTTACTCTATTAACAACGTACTCTTGTACTCCTAACTTGGAACTTAGAATAGCATATTCGATATATGCATAAATGTATTCTTCAAATAATTTATTGACACTCACTTTAGAGTTATCACCATTTTCCATTCCATCAGAAATATATTCTAATATACATTTCTCGTTAGCCATACCGGAGCTGAAGTTTATTACTCCACCTTTTTTGTTTATTGAGAATGTTGGATTCGCATTTGCAGTTTCAGTATTTAAACCAAATCGTGCTCCAATTGCGTAATCAAAATACCAATAACCTTCATAGCACCAACCTTCACATCCATTGAATATACTATTTTTATTTAAATAAATACTCTTAAGACCACCTGTAATTCTGTCGTAATCGATGTCAGAGAATTGTGGTTTTAAAATGTTTCCATCTTGATCAAATAAAATTCTACAATTATTATCTTGTAGGTAAGCATCACTCCAATTGGTTTGGATATTTTCTGTTAAAGGATACAATAGACCGTTTTTAAAAACAGATATTCTTACCCAATTAACATAATCAGGAGGTAAAACAAATCTTAAAGTATTGCATACATCAAGCTCTAATATCTTTATTTCCTTAAATGCATCATAGTTAAGTTCTTGTATGCCTCTCTTTGCATGAAACAGAATCTTATATCTTTCTTCATTATTTACCAAGGAATGATTTCCTGAGTACATTAATAGAAAGTTAGTAACAATATCCTCTAAGCTTACATATTGATATGAACCCCAATTAGCATCTTCAGGTTGGTTACCTCCGTTTTCGTAATATTGATATGGTGTTATATACATAAGCTAATTATTTTTCTTGATTGTCTTCATACTGTTCTAGTCCTTGACCAAATTGAACAGCTTCTATTTCTCTTATTGACATTCCTGCAAATTGTAATATCTTCAAAACCAAAGTATACTCATCGTCTAATGGTAACTCAAAGTCTTGATAAGATGGATTTGTAGCATTGAATACCGGCTCACCACCTGTAATAGTTGTGTATGTCCATTGAGGATCACGAGGGTATCTTATATATTGACATAGTACAGCACCCAATCTATTAATAGTTGTAGGAAACAATGACAAATTTGGTTCTGCTTGTGTGTATGCAGGATACAAATTTGATGGTTTAGTAAGCAAAGAATTGTTAAGCAATGTTATTTTACTGTGTGTTACCTTTTCAGCTTCTGCTATTATAGTAGAATCATATATTACATAACCCACACCGGCACCAAATGCAATAGTACTTCCTGCTTCATTTGTCACTACCATAGTAGTTGTAGTAATATTTGAAGTGAATCCTATTAAATTATTTGATAGGTTTACTGCAATATCTCCATCCTTGATTCCTGCTGCTATAAAATCTGCATTTGCATTTGTTATACCTGTGCCATTAAAAGCAGTAGTATTTCCTACTCTCAAAACATTTGGATAAACAAGAACCTTATTTAATAAATAGTAGTCATCATTTGTAGTTGCAAGACTAGGTGTAAAGAATAAATTATTAGTATTGTGAAGTAAAAATTTTGTTTCTGAAAAAATATTTATTACTTCCTCATACCCCTTTGTAATATCAGCGTACTCTGTACCTGATAGTCTTTTATTTTCTTTGTTCAGCTGATAGTTATACTGATAAAAATAATCTTCAAAAATATCTATCTGTGCTTGTTTAGCAAATAGATTAAAATCTTGTGGGGAAATGTATCCGTAGTTATTTTTATTTAGAATAGCTAATACTGTATTTCGTACTGAATTAATCATCAATAAATTATTTTATACAAAGATAAACAAAAAAAAAGAGGGTTGTAAAACCAACCCCCTTTGTGAACACCTCGAATACATATGAAGACTAATTCAACTGTTTTTCTAAATACTCAAGTTTTTCTACTCCTTCATCTGATTTAAAGTAAGATGCAATAACATGCATCGGATCCTCACCAAATGGTATTGTTAGTAATCTCTTTTTGTTTGACGGTAGATTAAAGTATACATCTTTGTTTTTGTTTCTGTATGTTAATAATCTTTCATCAAAACATTTTTGAATTGTAGAGTATAACTTTAATGCAGGATCATTCAACGCTTGTAAAAAATCAGCAGGATAGTTACGAGCATAAACTAACATGTCTCGTTTTAATTCTGCTGTTGACATTTTACTTGAGTCTCCTGCTAGTATTACTCTACCTAAAGATTCCATCTGCTCTAATCCCATAGCCTTAGCTGCAATTAATGCATCCACTTCAACATTAAGTGCTTCAACTTCTTTAGCTGCATCTTTTGCAGTATCAATCTCTTCAAATTTTTTACCATTTAAAGGATGATAAGCTAAGAATTTTTGTAAAGCTTGGTTTTGTTTTGGAACTGTAAGTAATCCTGATTCAAAGATAATAGGAGTTACAATGGCATTGCCATCTTGCTCATCTTTAAAAGGACTCATCTGATTTGTTGCGTATCGGATTTCTCTGTTCTCCCCTGTCTCTTCATCAAAATAAAGTAAGGGTCTACGCTTTGAACTTTTTGATGGAAGCATAAAACTCAATGGAGCTGCTCCTCTAGTCAAACGATATACTCGTGACTTGAACTCTTTTTTTTCTTTCATTACATTAAAATTTAATTACAATTAAAATAAATAAAGCTTAGGGGTCACTCTCACTTTGTGACCCCCTAGCTTTAAATGGGTATTATTCTTCAAATAACACAAAGTTGTTAGCACCCATAACACAAACACATCTTTCTGATAAGAAGTTAACCTTCATTTCATCAATGTCTGTAGTAGCTGCTCCACCTGCTGAACCTGTGATCCAAGTCTTGTAACGTCTGTCTTCAGTTTCTGAAGCTCTGTAACGTACATGAAGGAAAGGTCGCTTAGCGTTTTTACCAAGTACTTGGTCGTATACGCTTGTAGAACCTGCCGGTACTAATAAACCTGTGATAGCACCTGAACCTGCAATAACAGGTGTGTTAGTTAAACCACCTCGCATTGTTGGGTCGTTTAAGTACTTCCAATCAGATTTGTAAAAATCATATCCTCTACGGAATCCTGTGAATCCTAAGTTAAGAGCCATTTCCTCATCGTTGTCAAATAATCCATAAGATGAACCACCTGCACCGTAAGAGTTTTGAGCTGCTAACATATCATCAATATCGAATCCGAATTGTCTGTTAACAAAAAGAACATTCTCTTCGATTGCTCCTTGCTTGTCTAATCTATCAATTACTGCATCAAAGTCAGCTAATGCATCAGGGTTTCCACCACCCCACAAGTTACCTCTAGTTCCTACAGCATGGAATACACCTTCAGAACCTACAAGACCTGCAGCTGTTGCTCCTGAACCTGCTTCAGCAGGTACTGCTTCAATCATAGCTGTCTCTAAATAATCATCAAAACGTAAACGAGTTTCGTGCTCAGACTTTAAATACCATAGGTATCCTGATGCACCATTCTCAGTTGTAACTTCGATCCATCCAATTTGAGCCATATCAGATCCATTTACTAAATATGTATCTTTTAAGATAATTGGATTGTTTTCAAATATATAATCGTCAGACTCTAAAGAACCTTGCATTCCTGCAGTTCCTTTTTTGAATTCAGAACCATAGATAAATACAGTAACGTCAGA